TGGCGCGTGGCCTTGCTGGTGTGTGCGCAAAAAGAAAAACGACTCTCAGCTTTATGCTAAAAGTCGCAAATGGTTCTGATAATATTATAGCATAATGTTTATTCTTATGCAATATTTTTAATAACGGACATTGTTTTCAAGATTTTCTCGCTCTTCGATCATTCGTTTTTGAATATATTCTGGGGCGTTATAGAAAAATGGTTTACCGTTCTCGATTGATTTACGGGCGGCTTCAATGCAATCTTTGATGTGCTGCTCATCTCCACCAATCACTAGAAAAGCAGGCTCTCCGAGATCGTCAAATATTTTAAATTTTCGCGCATATTCATCTAAGACTTCGTCGCTATACCACAAACCATAAACTCCAACTGTGTCTTCGTGGGTAAATTCATATTTTGTTTTCATTATAGTTTTGAAATCCTTTCTAATAATTCGTTAAACATACTAAAGCTTTCCGGCAAATATTTTTCATAAAGCTCAATTTCCTTTTTGTCATCTCGAGCAGTTGCTGAAAACATTTCGGCAAAAGCCTCCGAACCGAGAAAACGCTTTTTATGATTTTCGATTTGCTCCTTACTTAATTTTACACCTCTTATCGTTTTTCTGCCATCCCAATATTTCTGTTCGTGACCCATTCCGAAGACTCTTAACCCGTTACTAAACGCAGCACCACCATATAAATCAAAAATACTTGCTAGATCATTTTTTGAATAACCATTTTCAAGTTCGTTTTTAAGCTCAACAGATAAATTGTGTCGTCTATAGGCCAAATTTCTTCCTTCTTTAGTTTTTAGATACCTATTTGCTTCGTCAAAAACGGTTTCACCAAGAGTTTTACCATTAGAAAGTTCAAACTTACCAGTAGCTCCATAAAATGAGCCACGCCCTGCTCGGTGATCGAAACCGTGGCCGTATTCATGTAGAAAAACCTCAAATGGCTTTCTTATATCTTTTCGATTTCCAGTTGAACCATCGAATATTCCAGCTATACGAACACTTACCTTATTTCCAAGCACGCTAAAGTTGTCATTCCCAAGCGGTGAATCTTTAAAAGATAGCTCGCTTGAAAACTTAGCCCAAATAGAACGATGAGTTTCTGGCATTGCGTTTAGTTTTCTGACGACTTTTTCCCTAATATCATCAGTTTTTAATGCTTCACTGAGTGAATCTTCAAGTTTCAAGCTCTTAATATCAGAATTATTAACTTTTTTAGTTGGTGGTTTTTTAATTTTAACTTCAATCTTATCATCTGCCGGTGAAATACTCGGCGTTGAAACTGGTTCAGTTTTCGAGATTCCGCTAACTTTTGCCCATTTTTCATAGCTCATATTTGGTGTCTCGTAATTCTCGCCCGTTTTTGGATTTCTGGCGGTTCTGGTTTCTGGTTCAAACTCTTCACCAAAATATGCAGCTGTCGTAGTACGGCAAAGCGGGTGAAATGGTGGAAAGTTCACGCCTTGTTTAGCTTCACTGATTTTAAAAACTTTATGGTCTTTATGTTGGCAGATATCGCTAGTGCGGCCGTCCAGTGTTGCAATAATACGGTATTTTTCAACTCCTAATTCTTGGTAGGCTCGCAACTCTGCTGAATTATGATAAAAAGCAGACTCGGTACGAACTAGCCGTTCAGCATAAAATCGGCCAACATCAAAGCGTTCACGAACTTCACGAATCGTTTTCTCAGGACTTTGCCCAATTGCTACAGCTGTAGCTATTTTCGAATTAATTTGCTCGGCTAAAATATCAGTATTCGTCCAGATGCGGTTAGAGAAATGTTTTCCTTCAATTTTATAGTTCAAAATTTCCTGCACAGTTCGTGAATCTAATTTCGAAAAAGTTAAAAGTGAACCAAATTGCTTTTCTGTATCAAAAATAGCCCGATTATACGAATTATTAATTGTGTTTATAACCGAATTAGCTGTGAGGCTATTCTGTTCAATTCCAGCCTTTTTTAGCTCTGCCCAAATCTGATGATTGAGCATTTCTAATCTTGTCATTCTGAAATCGTAATTCTCCGGCAAATATTGATTCAAGCCGAGTCGTTCCATTTCAGCTTTAAACCTTGCTATATTTCCGCTTGGTTCAATGCCTTGTAGCGCGAATTTATCGAAAGTTTTGTCGTTGCGGTAATGATTGGCATATAATTTCTTAATTTCACGAATCGTTCGAATTTCGGCATCAGTATAAGCGTTTTTTATGCGGTGAATATAGCTCAAAGATTGTTGTTCTTGGTTTTCGAAACGGGCAGCGGCACGGTTTTGCCAATAGTCTACGGATCTAGTCTCGTTTTTTTCTCTATCTTTCATAAAAATCTTTCGAAATATATAAAATATAGATAGTCTTTATATAAAGTATCTATATTTTATATATATTTTCCGTTCTATTCTTCTACTTTTTCGTTCTGATCTGTAATTTCAGCACTATTCATTGCATTATCTGCTTCGTTTTTCTCGCTTAGCGCAAGATTCACTGTTTCTTTAGCATCTCGCACGAATGAAAGCTGACTGACAAGCGTTTCGCGGTCTACGAGTCCGTTGAGATTATTGATAATCTGGCTGGTTTCAAGATCGTTTTGTGGCAAAGCTCGTTTAAATACCACATCAATATCTTCAGTTGAAATTTTAGACATCTTTGAACCTTTTTCAAGAAAAGTGTTATAAATTCGGAATCGTTCGAGCAAACTTCGTTCAAAATATCGCTCTTTGTCTTTGATATGTTGTTCGAAGTCAAGGAGCTTATAGAGAATCGCCACACCGCTCGAATTTCCGGCAAAGTTTTCGTCGCTCATATCTGGTGTCATCGAGATTTTATGAATATCAGCTGCAATAGTTTTTCGAAGAACATCAGCATCGGCCTCATCAATAGATTTCACGATATACTCAATTTTGGCGTCTTGTGGAATGTTTGCAACCATTCGGCTGTCTTTAAGCATTGCTTGCTGTTCTGGGGTGAAATCTGTGCCATAAAACGCAAGTAACGCATCAACCAGTCGTTCACGATCAATTATGCGATCAGATTGAAGAATATTATAAGCATCAATCAATGGTAATACCGGTTCTGAATCACCCATTCGGTCTGAACCGTTCAAATATTCAACAATCGGCACTTCACCAAATCTATGCTCGGTTCTAATATCTTTACCTGTTTCTGGGTCACTTTCAAAATTAAGTGTTCCGCCCTTCAAAGTGCCTTCTTGTGTGTATTCTGGCGTTAAAATTGTAATTTGGTATGAATCTCTTTCGATTTTTCCGCGCGCATTGATAATTTCTTCATAAACTATAGCGAACATCTTTTTATGTTCAACTGTCGTGTCGTGAACTAAAATTATATTTCGTGGGTCGATTTTCACACTTCGAACTTCTGATTCTTCGTTAGCGTAAATTCGCTCATAAGCAACGCCATAAATGCTTGCATGTGTTGCGAGTTCGACATCAAGATTTGAAATTGCTTGTTTACGATATGAGTTATTCAAGTTCTCAATGTTTATTTCTTCACTCGAAAGATAATTAACTGGTGATCCGAGTAAATAACCAACATTGATTTTAGTGATATATCGTGCAAAATTAGTGATTGCAAGCAGTTTATTTGGCGTTTCACGTAATGTTACAGGTTTATTAGCGTAATAATCAGCAAGAATCTTAAATTTAGCTCGGTCTTGCTTGCGTTTGTCGCTTTCGATTAGGTTTTTTATCAATTTTCCTGTTATTTCTATATTTTTTGGTAAGCAATAAAATTTTTCCATATTTCCTCCTTTTGCTCTTAGAAAATTAGTGAGTTTGTGCCTGTTGAGCCTCGATTTGAATTTGTAATAATGATCGGCTCGGCTCTAGCGGTGCATTGCTCAAAGATTCCAGCCAGAATATCACACATGTCATCGTGGGCGTTTTTACCTTTGCGTTGATATCTCAGAACTTCATTAGCAGCTTCTGGCCATTTCTTCTGCCAATTCGGCGGCATAAATAGATGATTTTGTAACCAAGCGCTCGATGACAGAATACGACTTTCCTTGTTTTTGGTTTGCGTAGGTGTTTTAATAACTACTTTCGAATTTCCATTTTCTTCAAGAATCCTTTTCACATTACGTGCAAATCCACGACCACCGTTATTACTTTCAATCCTAGCAACACTCACATCGCCAGAATCCAGCATTTTAGCAACGGCCTTTTCAGTGAATTCCATAGGTTTGTCAGTATAAGTTATGTCAGTTATATAGACATCTTGACCGTGCTTAATGTAATTCGCACTAGCAAGGAAGTCAGCACCTTTATCAGCAGTATCGGTGATATTTTCGACAATTCCCTCAGGCAGTTCATCCCATTCCATAAATGGTTTAAATAATCGCCCTGCAACGTCAATTGGTTTCTGGTTATAATTCGCCTCCACAATATCCATATTCATCGCTCGAGTCTTTTTCTTAAAAGTCTCGTAGTTCAGAATATCATCGCACAGCATTTTCGGTTTACCTTTTGGGGTTTTTGTTACGGCGCGATATTCAATTACTCGTGGTTTAAACTCTTCGATAAATCGCCCAGCAAGGTCACCAGTCGCCCAGCGTGTCATTACAAGGATTATTTTCCAGTCATTGCCTTCAACACGCGAGAACATAGTGTTATTAAACCAATCCCAATGTTCATCGAGCACACGTTCGTTGTAGGCTTCCTGCGAGCTTTTGATAACG